CTACGACGGGTACTGGTCATTGGCACTCGCGAACATCAGATGATTTTTCAAGAGCTTCGAGGGGGCGACCAAGGGCAAATTCGAGTTTGACCGAATGTAGTACGGTTGCTTTACGGTTCGACCGCCTTCTTGAACGGACTTCCACTCGTAGAAACCGTTGGCAGGCACGATGCATCTGCCGTGACGAAAAGCTGTACGGAATGCGGGTTTCTCGGCGACGGTTTCCCCGCGAGCATTGATGAGTTTCGTGCCAATAGCAGCGTCCTTGGCCCAGACCGGAATCAGTCCCCATCGGCAGAGGCCGGCCACTCTCCAGCTTTGCGATCCTGAACGAACAATCAGCGCCTTTGTCGTTGGTGCGATGTTGTAGCGAGGCACGAAGTCGAACTCCTCGTCGAGATCGAACTGCTCCCGAATACGGGAAGTCGGACTGTAGAGCGCATATCGACCGCACATCTCAATGGACCTTTGGAACGTCTTCCCGCAGACGACGCCACACGGCTTCGATGATTATCAGTGACGCATCGTCTGGGTTTAGGGTGCCCGCGGATTCCAGCAACTGCCCGTTCCCCGACCAGAGGCCGAGGTTGTTCGGAATCCACGTTCCCAAACCGAAGTGCAGCCGGATGAGATCAGACTCTGACGTGGCTGCAATTTGCGCCTTGTCATCATCCGACAGCGTGGCGATCACTACGCCGACCGCTTCGTCAATCGTGGCTGGAAACTGTTTCTGAGTCATCAGCGTTGGCCTTTGCGCCAATCCCACGGCGGTATCGGGAGCGCATCGAGGCCAAAAGGCGGCACCGTTTCATCAGTGCTCACGAGGCGAGGCAGCAGTCCTGCCCGTCATTACCACAAGGTTCCGCCTAGGAGTCGTTTGACGAAAGCTATCACCGCCTTAGAGGCTTCAGTCGAGGAAGGAAGCGGCGGGATTTCGTTACCAGCTTGGTCGAGCACCTCCTGGGCATCCGTGTACACCCGCGCGAAGTTATCCGAAACAGTGTCAACTACTGCTTTTTTCGTCGGGACTGAAAGCCCGCAAACTGTGCTTTCATCGGTTGCGGTCTCCTCCATCGACAAGGCAAGTTGGTTGATCTCTTTGACTGTGTCACATGAATCCTTCAAGTCCAGACTGGTCATGGCCACGGTAACTGCGATTCCAAAGTAGGGGACTGCCTTGCCTACCAAGAGTGAGACGGTTCGATTTGCTCCCTTGGCTAGCCGTTGTGCAACACCTCTGGAAAACCTCTGTGTTGCCGCCTGTGCTCTCGAGTACTTCGTCTTCCAAGTTCGCAACAGTGCTTCAACTTCGGCCTTTTCCGCTTGGAGCCTACTTGCGTTTGAAATGAAAATATTTGTGGCAGCAACCAAATTCATGGTTTGACGTGCCAAATGATCCTTCTGAGACCTCAGTACTTGCGTGGCGACCGCGACGTCACGCCTCCTGACTTCAGTTGAGCTGTTCTTGAGCATTGGGCCAGCCACTGTTCCTTGTACGACGCTTTCCAGCACACCGTAGGCTTTTGCATGAATGCCGTCATCGACCAGTGTCAAGACGTTGAGCGTGAGCAGACCAAGGAACCCAATGACAACAGCAATCATCCTCGACTGTTTGACGATTGCTCTTAAAGTACCAAGCATTATGTAACTCCCTACTTCTGTCCGCGCCGAAATTCCCACGGCGGTATCGGGTGAGCGTCGGCCCAGAGACCAGCACGCCTGGCTCTGGCTTATTGTTCAGCGAATTCATAGCGCTCAGCATCCTCGGCAGACTGATCCTTCGCGTATTTTTGGTACCACCAGGCTAGGCCTACCGTGATCTGCGCAAGCCCTGCGTCCAGGGTCTTGGGGCAGGTCGGGCAGTCGGCGGGTTGCACCATCACCTTGCCGACGATGCGCTTGTAGCGGTCGCGCTTGTCCCAGACGACATCGACGTCTTTGCCGAATACGAGCGCCGACATAGATTCCTTCGATCGTTGGCCGAACGCTTGGGATTTCTCCGGGGCATCAATGCCCGAAAGACGAATCTTGTGTTGTTGGTGATTGGCATCCAGCACTGTGACCGTGTCGCCATCCGCCACTCCGACGACGGTACCTGTCAGTGTTTCAGCACCGCCGGCGATGCTGACTAGCAGCAATAGAGGCAGTAGCATATTTGCTGTTCTTGTTCGGCTCACAGGAATAACCTCTCGCTTCTCGGTGCCTCCGGAGCCACGCAGAGGTAGCTTGGCGTGACCGTCTTCGTGAACGGGCCCCGTGCCGAATTGCAGGTGGGTGGTGTGGGCGCCACGGGGAGAGCCGTCCGGCTACCGGACTAGAACTTAAGATGGCGTTCGATGACCGCATCGATCTGCTCGATCGACGCCTCATCGGGTAGAGACTCCATATCGCGGGAGATTTCGGCGAGTTTGCCCTGAAGGAACTGCTCTTCCAGCAAAGGGACGTCGAGGCGCTCACGGAAGATGGTTCTTTCCCGAGAGAGAGATCTGGCCGGCAGACTTGCAGATGTCCATGCTCCAAGGCGTACCCCGGCATAAAGTATTTGAGCTTGGAGAGGACTGCAGCCACCGGCACGACAAGCATGAAGGAACATGGCATCGGCGTCCTTCCGTGGGACACTCGGTGTATCGCACGCCACGTCATGAACTACGGATGCCCGTCGATAGTCGTCTGTGTAGGGACTGCCGATTGTCGACCAGAGGGCACGCGGAATGCTAGCGCCATTTACAATGGCGCCTTTCGGGGCCAGCCATACGCGACCAGCGGGATCTGTAAAAGAGAAGTTTTCAAGTAGCTGCATGTCGCGGTCTTCGCCATTGGCGTCAACGAGCCACTCGGTCTTTGGATTGCCAGAAAACGAGCCGTGTGCTGACATGGGGCACTCCTTGCAAAGTTAGGACGAAACCGCCAATGAAGTCAGCGGGCGAATGACCAACTTTTTCCGGCCGTGGCGCGGATCGCGGCCGGTTGGGGCGGTAACGGTCGTCCTTACCGTGAGACAACAGCGGAACGCCGTTTGACTGAATACCCGCGACAATCGTACTGACAGTCATTGTAAGCGAGGTTTGTCTGCCTTTGAACGTCAAGGCGGCATGCTGTCAACCTGCCCGACGCCTGTCCCGCCGCAGAAATCTCACGCCTCCATCACAGCACCTCCTTCACTTCCTTGGCCACCTCATCGATCCCGGCATCACGGTTTCGCTCGATGAAGTTGAAGACCAAGCGCACGATCGCCCACCCTGGTAGGCCGCAGCCGAAGATCAAGCCGCCCAGCACCACGAGCCCGGTCACCGAATCGACCCACTCCTGCAAGCGGAAATACTGGACGGGCAATCGCCCCGCCGCCGATTTGGGTGATCACCGTGCTGATCAACCCCACCGCCAACTCGCGCGTCGAGCGGGGCGGCGTCATCAGCATAACTACCGCGCGCGCAACCATGCGGAATTGACACCCCCCGCGCATGCTCCCGAAAGTGACGCGTGCGGAGGACGTCTATTGCCGTCGATGACACGGACAGACGATTGCGCTCTACACTACGCTGCGCAATACTCGCTGGCATTGTCGCCACTTCGTCTGGCTCGTTCCAGCACGGCGGCTGATCCTCCACAGCGTTAGCAATAGCGCTTACCCATTCTGGAGCCTACCGATGTCTCGTTTGAAAAGTCCCGCCATTCTCCTCGTTGCGGTGCTTTTGTCATTATCTTTGCACCTTTCGGCCGAGGAGATCTGCGCGATTGAAGACTGCACAAAAGATGCCCAGATTGGGTGTTTTCGCGGCGTGGAGAAGGTGGGGAAAAAAGGCGTCGCACTCACAGAAAGGGAATTTCTCACAACGTTCATGCGCTCGAACCCGAGCGGCAGTCTGGAGTGCTTCCGACAACAGGTGGTAGCCGCCGGCAGTAACGAGATACAGAGCCTGAGTGCATTCTCCGGTGTCATCGGCGGCGATGTCAAACCGGACAACGTCGACATCGTGAAGATTGACGGAGACTGGCAGATCGGCTTGATCGATCTCGATGACGGCGGTCAGGGCAGCCTTCTTGGCGACGTGTTTCACACGCTCACTTACAATGAGGTCTGGGAACCGCGGCTTACCTTCGATGAGGCGGTAGCAGCGTATCGCCTGGGCCTTAAGGGGCAAAAGCTCAAGGACGTCCCGCAGGTTTTGGGCGATTCGAGTGCACCCGAACGATCCTGCAAGGAACTAGAGGAGAAGTGGAAAAAAGCCCTCGGGAGGGATATCAAGCGTTTGGAAGGCGAAGACGCCAAGAGTGCGGTCAAACAGCGCTACGACGCGGACCAGAATACCTTCTCGAAGGTGGTTCAGGAGATAGGTGAGGTGCAAGATCATGGGTTCGAGATGAAGACAGCAGGCGGGGGGAGTATGTGCATCCCACGCTTTGTCTACCTAGTCAGCGACAAAGAGCAGAAACGTTGCGATATCGTGCAGTTCAAACTCCAACGGCCACCAGCTGCAGCCGTGTTCAGCGGCGGGGAGGCTGATCATAAGCAGCGACTCGCCAGTCTGACCGAGTACTATCGACCCGGTGGCGACATTGGCCACCTCGTCAAGGCCGAGCCTGTGCGGGGAGAGAGCAAAGGGTACTATATTGCTCGTTACGATAGAAACGAGAACTTCAAAGCTACCTTGAACAAGCGCCTTGACAGTGAGCACTTCGCGAAACGCCACGCCTACTCGAAACGGATGCTGCACTGGCTGGGCCAAGTGCATGCTCAGCAGAATGCCGAATATGCGAAACAGTTTGAGGAAACGTTTCCAACGACTCGCGACAAACTTAAAGCGATGATCGACTCACACATCGCGTACATGGAGAAGCGAGCGGGCGGACTGGAGCCTTACAAGTGCTCCCCGTGAGTGATCATCCTCGCACGCATATCTGATCGAGCGCGGCTGCCAGAGCGAGCTTTGTACCTCACCGAAAGCAACGAAGCAAGGGGCGATGGTTGGCGAGGTCGTGAGATTCCAGAGAAGTCGTCGCTGACTCCGCCAGTAGGACCTCAGCGGGGAGCCCGTGCCCAGTTGCTGCGAAGTGATCGGGTATTCAGCAGCGCGATCAGGAGAAAGAAGGCGGCGGTAGTGTGGGGTAGGGTCGAATTCTTCATTCGGCCGCGCCTCGTTGAACGCATCGAGCAGACTGCGGAGTTCGCTGATGCCGCGTGCGGCCTCCAGCATCCCGCATTCATTACAGTACCTCCTTCACTTCCTTGGCCACCTCATCGATCCCTGCATCCCGGTTGCGCTCGATAAAGTTGAAGACCCAGCGCACAATCGCCCAGCCCGGCAGACCGCAGCCGAAGATCAAACCGCCGAGCGCCACGACCCCAGTCAGCGAATCCACCCACTCCTGCAACCGAAAGTACTGGACGGCGATCGCCCCGCCGCTGATCCCGGTGACGACGGTGCTGATCAAACCCACCGCCCACTCGCGCGTCGATCGCGGCGGCGTCATCAGCATCACGACGATGGCCGAGAGCAATGCCCCGCCCGCCGCGGCACCTCCGGCGGCCTTGAACGCCGCGGCCCCGGCGACGCCACTATTTGTTGGTTCTGGCACGAACTCTCCAATGCAAAAAGACCGCCGAAGGCATCTGCCTCGGGCGGTCAGGTGGTTGAAACGGGATTGTGTTCGAGGCAGCGAGTTCTGCCGCGGTGGCTTGTCATGTGTCCGGAGTAATGCGAACGACGTTGGACCCATCGGCAACCAGCATGGCCCGCTTGCCCTGCGCCACCACGACGCCGCTTCCCGCCACCGTCTTGAACGTCGTGGTGAACGCCCCGCTGTTGTTGCAGAACACGACGGCCTGCCAACTGTTCGGCACGATGACGTTCCGATTGGCGGTCAGTACGCCCGTCGTCGTCAGGTAGGAGCATCGCGCCTTGTCCGCATTGGCCGGCGCAGTCAGATCGACATCCGCCGTGGTGACGGCAATGCTGCCATTACTCGGCAAGAAAGCCGGCGCCACCCATGCCCGCTGATCCGTGTAACTCGTCACCGATGACGCCCCGGTGACGGCGGTGTAGAGCGGAATCGATCCGCCGGTGAAGCCCACGGTATTCTTCGACACCACGCCCGCGCGCGTCGCCTCGATGTAATTCGTGGTCGACGCACTCAGCACCAACGCCGCCGCATTGTTGGCAATCGCCGTGAGCACGCCGTCGACCAGCATCACGCCGCCGTAGTAGAACCAGTTGAGCCCCGAGCACAGACTGGCGCGCCGGCCGAACAAGGTCGCCGGGCTGACGGCGTCGAACAGCGCATTTGCCGTCACTTCTTTGGACGCCTGCGATTGCGCGATCAGGTCGAGATTCGTGGTGCTGCTGGCCATGGTCTACCTCGTGAGGGAAGCGGTGAGCGGATATCCCCGGCCAACGGTGGCCGAGATCTGAGAGAGCTTGAGATACAGCGTCGCCTGGTTGGTGCCGAAGTCGGCGACCTGATCGGAACTGGCATACACACAGAAAGGCGTGCTCGCCGTGATCGTCCGCTTCACCGCCGCGTAGCTGCCGTCGGCGTAGACGTCGATGGCGTACGCCTCGGTGGCCTCGCCAAGCGACGCGTCGACGTAGTCCCGCCACTCGCCCCCATCGCGCGTGCGCCGAATCCAGGTCAGCGCCCAATCATTGCTCGAAGGGTCCCGGTCTCCGGTCAGTGCGATCGGCGATAGTGGCTTGAGATTGACCCCCTGATACGCGAAGGCCCGGTTGGCGTCGGTGCTGATGTCACGATCAACGGTCACGCCGCGGTAGAGGTACGACAAGCCGATCGTGCCTGCACTCATCGCGATGGCCGCCACGTCGGTGGGGTCGAGCAGGATCAGCGCATCGCCGACCGCATGCAGCCCCATCGCCCACTCGCTGCCGAATCGTCCGCGCAATAGGTTCTGCAGCACGTAGCTCGTGCCGCTCACCAGCGTGCAATCTTGCGCCGCGATGATCTCCCAGCGCCCGTCTGCCCCGTACGCAAAGTGATTCGCCCCACCGAGCATCGCCAGTTGCGTCATGCTGAATAGTTCGCCTTGCGTCAGCGTCACATCGAGCACGTTGGCGTTGTCGATCACCCGTTGCTCCACCGCGCCGATGCTGTTGGTGCAGGTTCCCAGGGATGCCCCCGGTGGCCCGAAGTCCTGCAGACTTGCCCAAGTCGAGCCGGCGTCGGTCGACTGCATCAGCACCCCGCCTCGCCATCCCGCCAGCGCACCGGTCATCGCCACCAGGAATGACGGCCCCGACTGCGCGCTACTGACAGTCGGCACGTCCATCAGCACATACACCGACGCACCTACTGGTGTGACTGTCGTCGTCCCGCTGACCACCGGCGAAGCCCCGACCGCAGTCGGCGTATAGATCGCCGCGCTGGCGTATTTCGCCTGGCACGCAATCCGTCCGTCGCTGGTGTAATGGATCGCCGTCAGGCGCAGGCTGACGTTGCCCTCGGGTGTGACCAGCGTCACTACGTCGCCCGCCTCCAACTGGTTGTACGTCGGCGGCAGCGTCACTGACACGTCGTAACGCTCCAGCCAGTAGAGGTAGAGCAGCACCTCCGCCTTGCCCGCCGCTTCCGTCGCCGTCAGCACGATCGGGAGATCAAGCACCAGCGCGTTGATCGCCGCCGTATTGAGACGCTCGGCGTACTGCGTGCCGGCGTTGTGCTCACGGTCGTAATCGAGATGCTGCACCGTCACCCGGCGCGGAAGCTGCGAATCCATCTCCCGGCTGGTCGTGATCTGCACTCCCGGCGCGTCTCCTTCGCCCCGCGCGTCGAGGTCCGCCGCAGGAATGGTAACGACGGACGCCCCTCCGCGCACCACAAACCGAATTTTGTAGCCGTGCGGCACGACATCGAACGGCCAGGCCGCCTGCAGCGGTTCAAGCGCCGCCCGGATCGCCCCGATGCTGCCGACGCGGTAACCGCGCACCGACTGAGCTAGCGCAGTCACGTCGATGTCGCCGCTGGTGAGCAGGCCGGATTGCAGGCACTCGGCGGCGACGATTGCACTCAGCGACGTATCGCTCGGCGTGATGCCGCTTGTCGCCGAGGTGAACAGAAACGCCCCACCGACTTCATTGCTGAAGGACCCCCAGGCCGACCCGTTCCACCCTTTCTGGAACGAATCCGGCCGGTGGGCCGGCAGGCCGGCAGTTGTCGTGTGCGCCTCCCAGTTCACGCCGTCCGGGCTCGTCGCCCACTGCGAGGTACCGTGTTCGCAGAGGAAGAATTCAGCGCCGTTCCAGTTCGGATTTCGCCATCCGCCAACCCCGAGACAAGGCGGCAGATTTACCCAGGCACTCCAGCTGCCGCCCGAATCGGTCGACACGGCCACTTTTCCCGTACGCGTGCTCTGGTCGAATGCCGCCATCAGCAACGATGATCCGAAGGCACAGATCCCGTAAATGTGGGAAACGCCAACCGGTACGGCTTGTTCCGACCAGGTGCCCACGCCGGTGGTGGATAGGAAGAGCCGTGGCACGGCCCCCACATTCCCTCCGACGATGAATACCGTGCCGTTATGGCACGGTTGCGAATGGCCACAATCGAAGTTCGGAACAATCCAGCCGTAGTTGACGAGCACGAAATTGGCATCCAGAAGGACTGAACGCGTTCCAGCCGCGCTGTTGCCATCCGTGCCTTGTTGACCCTCGATGAATAAAACGCCGCCGTTGCCAGGAACGATCCATTTCAAAGTCCAGCGGCCGAATGACCCACTCCAGCGAACCACCCAATTGACCTTGTCGCTTGAGGTGGCGACGCCTGCGCCCGAGAACCCGGGCGTCGTCGGCGCGCTGGCGATGTACCCCCCCTGGTGATAGAGAATCCGCGACCATGACCGAGCGGGCATGGTGGCGATTTGAGTCCATGACGCCATGTCCGGCGAGGTCACCATCCGCGCCGTTGAGGTGTTCAGCAAGATCACGCCGTACCAATCCACCCCATCCCACAAGGGCCCCGAGTGGGACGTCAGGCTCGGCAAAGAAAAGAAACTTACGTCGGCAGGCCCGCCGACCGCGCCCTGCTCGACCACCTCCACACGAACTTGCGCGCCGGCCAGACTATTCGCGTAGCGCTCCAGCGCCAGGTCGTAGAAGACGAGGTAAGCGAGCCCGCGCCAGGCCGGCGTATTGGCGACATCGAGCGTCGCCTGCATGCGCGCATCCGCAGCCTGGTTGTCGGTGCCGAGGTAGATCTGGAAACCGCTGGCCGCCGCGTTGCTGGCCGCGATCGTTCCTGGATCTGACGAGCCCGCGTCGTAGATCAGATCCGGACCGATCCAGATCCGGCGCACGCCGACAATCGGCCCCTGGCACAGGCCGACGGCAAAGGTCGCCGAGTAGGTGTAGGTGCGCGTGGTCGTCTTGCCGCCACCGCCCTTGCCGCCGGACTTCTTCCGGGTGACCGTTTCCTTCAGCCGGTTGTTCTCCAGCCAGAAGACGTTGCCGTTGACCGTCACCGTGCCGTAGACGCGCGGGATGACCGCACCGTAGGTGCTGGTCTGGACCGACAGGTCATTGAGCCGCGGGCCATTGACCGTCGGCCCTTTGGGCGGATCGAGGTAGCCGCCGAGCGTCATCCCGATCTGCGCCCCGTACAGCGCGCCGCTGGGGGTGCCGCCGCCGAGGAAGAACCCCGCCACCGCGCCGACGAGCCCGCCGACCACCTGCCCGCCACTGCTCATTCGATTCCCCGGAAGCGATAGACGCGCACGATTCGCTCCGCCCACATGCTGGACAGCCGGTGCTCGCAGCATCTGCCCACCGACTCATAGGCGTGGATCAGGGTGTCGCCGGCGGTGATCGCGAGGTGCTGCGGGTCGCCTGCAAAGCGCATCAGCAGCACATCACCCGGTCGCCGGTCGTCGACCATGGCGATGCTCTCCAGACAGGGCTGGCTATCGAGCGAGCGTTCGAGTTGCCCATCGACCGGCGTACGCCCGTAACCGGACACGTCGAGATGCCCGACGCCGATCTGGCGTGCGACGTGGATCGCCACCCCGGCACAGTCGAGGCCGAAGCCGAGCATCCGCCCCTGGTGGCGAAACGGCGTGCCGAGGCACTGCCGAGCGGCAGCAAGGATATCGTCGGCCGTCATCAACCGCCCTGTCCGACCTGCGCGTAGGTGCTGCCGGTGGGAATCCACGGAAAGCCGCCAAAGTTCGCCACGTTGGAGAACGTGCCGGAGCCGTCCCAGCGGTTCTGGCAATCGGACAGCCGCTTGCGGCAGCCGCGCACCATGCTGTAGGCGTTGCCGGCCACCGGCAGGTAATAGAACGGCTCGAAGGTGGTGATCACCCCACCCGCGAAACTCTTGATCTCCAGCGCCTTTAGCCCGGCATTCGGCCCACTGGTGAATTGGATCGTGCCCGCGCCGAAGGTGTCGTCCGCTTCCGTTCGTGCGGCCGAACTGAACACCGCCGCACTGGTCACGTTGGTCAGTGTGCCGATAACGGTGTTGGCGGCCAGCGAGACGCCGCAGCCGGCGTATTCGGTCCCACAGAACACCTTCGGGCACTGCGCGCCATAGGTCTGCCCGACGCTCTGGTTCAGCGCGTCGATCAACGACACGCCGCCGATCTGGAAGCGGTGGTCGAGCAGGGTCGCCTTGCCGAAGATGCCGGCGACGACGGGTTCCTGGTCCTCGACCGGCGCCGCCCACGAGGTCGCGAAGACGTAGCAGCGCGCCCCGTCGAACAGGCCGCTGCCGAGGGCGGCGCGCGACAGCCCGGAGGCCCCGGCAATGCCTTCGATGTCGACCGAGGCCGGTGAGAATCCGGCGGTCGCCGACTGGCCGGTGAACTGGTAGCCGGCCGTCGACAGGTAGGTGTGCCCGCTCATCACCAGATCCCGAGGGTGGTCGGTCAGATAGATCGGCGACCCGGTGACCGGCACGATGCGCAGGCACAGGATGCGGTAGCGGTAATCAGCAACGACGGATTTCATGGCTGCAGTAGCTCGATGATGTCGATCGACCCGCAGTCGCGCATGGACTTACTCAAGGCAGTAATCTCGATCGAGGAATTGAAGCGACACGGCAGGTCGAATTCGCAGCCGGCCTTGATCACTTCGGAGGTTGGCGCCGGGGTGATGGTCACGCGCCCGGTGGTGTAATCGACCGACACGCCCGAACTGAGCGGGACGTCGTTCTTCGAGACGAGTACCGTGCCGGAAACCGGCTTGTACAGATTCCGGTACGGCAGGCCGATACCGAGCGGCGTCGCACCGCTGCCGTAGCCCTTGATCAACTGGTACACCCCGCTGGAAATCTTCGGTAGCACCCAGTCGGTGGCCGTCGGCGCCCCGGTGTGATTGTTGGTCGAGAAATCGTCAGCGCAGCGCACCCGGAAACCGGCGAACTTGCCATAGGCACGGTGATAGAGCGCCAGCACCCGCGCGGCCAGGTCATCGCGCAGCAGCGTGTAGTTGATCGTGAAGCGCCGCGCCGGAAAACCGTGGATCAGTCGCCGGTACTCGGCGCCACCGGCGGTGGTGGTGATTTCGACGGCGTACTCGTCGGCGTAGCTCGCACCCATGCGCACATCGACCGGTAGCCGCTCGGAGAGAAATTCCGGCATGTCGGCCCCTATGCAAAGCGCTGCGCGCGGCTGATCGCAGCGAGCACCTCGCGACCGACCTGACCGCCCGCCCGGCGCAACTCGGCGGCGTTGGCTACACCTTGGATATTGACGGTGACGCTGATCGAGTTCCCGCCGCGCACCCCGAGCTTGCCGTCCGAACCGCGGGCAAGCGGCAGGATCGCTTCCGGCCCGGCTTCGCCCATCACGCCCGCACCGGCGGCGAACGCGAAGAGGCGCGGGCTGCTGACGATCTGGCCCGAGAACCGTGAGAGGCTCGGCGAGCGGTAGACGCCGCCATCGGCATTCGGCAGCAGGCCGCCGAGCACCTTGAACGCGCTGCCCAGCAGCCCGTCACCGACGCCGCCCTTGGCGAGATCGCCGAACAACCGCTTGCCGAGATCGGCGGCGACCGCCTCGGCGATCATCCGCTGGATCGTCTCGCCGAAGCGCTTGAGCATGCTGCTCATGCCGTCCTTGAACGGGTCGAAGAGGAAATCGGCAAACGCCGACTGGATGTTCGTGGCGGCTGATTTGGCGAACTCGTCCATCACGTCGCTGGTTTCCTTCGCCTTCTCGCCCATCTGGATAAAGCCTTCGCCGGCTCTGGACGCAGCACGGCCGAAGGTGTCCATGCTGATCGCGCCGGCGTCGAGGAGTGCGACCAAGTGCGTGACTTCGGCGTCGAGCGCTTCGACCGGCGTGCGCACCGACTCGAAGACGCGCTGCCCTTCGGCGAAGACCGCCAGACGCTGGCGCTGCATGTCGGCCTCTTCCTCGGCGGCGGTCCTGGCGGCCTTTATCGCGTCCAGTGTTTCGGCGTAGCCGCGGGCAATCTCCAGGTTCGCCGCGGAGGCCGTCCTGTATTTGCCGTCGGCAATCGCCGCCTCGAGCTTCTCGACCTCGGTGAGTTCCTGCGTCGCCCGAATGCGGTCGCGCAACTGATCGACCAGGCGCTGGCCGTCGTCGATCGCCTTGGCAGCGCGCCCGCCACCGGAGGACTTGACCTTGGGAACGTTGAAGTTGGGCGCAGCGGTCTTGGCGGGCTCTGCCAACCCGCGCCCCCGGCCTTCGTTGCTGTAGTCGCTGAAAGTCTGTCCCGCGGACTTGCCGGCCGACAGGACACGCGCCGACCACGCGTCGATCGCCTTGCGACTCTTCTCGGCGTCCTCGCGCATCGCTTCACCGGTGTTCGCAAAGCCCTTGAAATCGAGCCTGGCCAGGGCGACCAGTTGCGCCGCCATGCCGCCGATCTCCGTGCCGATCGACTTGAACACATAGGCCACATTCCCGCCTACGACGATGATCGCGCGGAAGGCGTCCGACAGCGGGCTGAATGAACGACTGGCGCCGGTGCCTTCCCTGGCGATCTCCACCAGCGAATCGGCCAGCTCGTTGAGTACCGGCAGCAACTCGGCAGCGGTCTGCTTGGCGATCGATCCGAGCGCGGCATTGACCCGCGTCATCTGGTCGTTGAAGCGCTCCGCGGCCTGCGCGGTTTCCGTCGAGATGACGACGCCCAGCCGCGAGGCCTCGTCGCCCATCTCTCTCAGGCCTTGCGATCCGGCGTTGAGCAGCGGAATCAGATCGGCGCCGCTCCGCCCGAAGATGGCTTGGGCCAAGGCCGCCTTGGCGGCCGAGTCTTCGTAGCCGGCAAAGCGGTCGGCAACGTCGTTGAGCACGTCGCCCGAGCTGCGCAAGTGGCCGGCCGAATCCACTACCGAAACCCCGATGGCCCTGAATGCATCGGCCACCTCGCCGCTGCCGCCAGCGGCTTCGCCCATGTTCTTCGAGAGCTTCTTGAGACTGGTGGCCAGCGTTTCATTGCTGACAGCCGTCAGGCTGCCGGCGTACTGCAGGCGGGCGAGATTCTCGACCGTTTCACCCGTACGCTGCGAGAGTTTCGACAGACCATCGGCGGCGTCGATCGACGACGTGACCATCGCTGCCATGGCGCCGACGGAGAACGCGCCGGCGAGACCGGCGAAGGCGTTGGCGATGACCGACGAGGCCCCGGCAAAAGCGCTCTCCATGCGCTTGGCGCTCCTCTCGGCCAGACCGGAAACCCTGCCGAGGTCGCGCTCGATGTTCGCCAGTTTGGCGATGATGTCGATGGTTAGCGTGGCGAGGGCCATGGTTCAGTCGCTCCCTTGGTCGTTCTGGTGGTCGCGAATGGCAACCAGCTGGGTGATGAGGGCTTCGGGGTCGGAGACGCCGAGGAGATCAACGACGATCGGTAGCGCCGACCAGTCGATACCGCCCATCAGGTTCCAGGCCTGGACGGCGGTGGCGATGGGCAGCGGGGCCATTTGATTGCCTGGCTGAAGTTGCGCAGGAAGATCGCGCGCGCTCAACCAGGCGCTCAGTTTTTTAGCGCGTCCTCGATCTTCAGGACGTGCGCCTCAAAACCCTTGACGACCGCGTCGGCGATGCCGGCGAAGAGGTCCGGGCGATCCGACAGCCATTCGGCGCAGGCCTCCGTGTCGAAGGGCAGCGGATGCGGGTCGCCGCCGGGGATCAGGTCGCCCTCGGTGACGTTCTCCCAACCAACCACCAGCGAGAGGATGCCGCGCGCGGCGGACTCGCCCCGGATCTTCTCCTCGCGTTCGAGAGGGGTCGGGCGCAGGACCGTGAACACGAAGCCCCCAATTTCAACGCGCAGCTCGCGCGCCTTGCGAATCTTTGCGGAGAGGGCGCTCATGACGCGTAGTAGCTCGGCGTACCGGACAGGGTGATGACCGTCGGCGTGGTGACCAGCGCCTGCGCCTGGCCACCCGGCAGGAGCTGGCCGGCGGGGTAGCCGTTGAAGCACATGATCGGACCACCAGCGCCGAAAGTGAATTTGACGGCACGCTTGGTCTGCGTGTCCGAGGCCGCCTTGATCGCCAGCAGACCGGCGTCGCTGATGTCCCAGACGTTGGTGAAGGTGTACACCCCGGCCGTCGGGGTGCCCGGGATCTGCGTTTGCTGGGCGGCGTGGATGGTCGTCGTCGGAATGAAATCGAACTCGCCACCGGACGGACTGACTTCGGTCGCCGTGGTGACGCTGACGCCAAAGGTGATCTTCTGCGCGCTGCCGCTGGTGAAAGTGTCGAACAGCGTGGTATCGATGCCTTCGAGGGTGAAGCCGGCCCCGGAGACCGCCTTGACCCGGGCGACCCGGTCATTGAGTTGCCACATGCCCTCGACCGCGAGCAGCACGAATTCGCCATTGGCGAGGGTATTGGTCGCGGAGACGACACCTTCCGCTGCCTTGGTGACGGCGGTAATCGTGATTGCGGCGCCCAGCGCCGACTGCAGCGCGACGGCGACGTTCGACCACTTGCGGGGATTGGACATGGCATTTGCCTCCGAGAAAGAAAAACCCGCCAATCGGCGGGCGGGTGATGAAGAGGGGAAAGCTCAGAACACGTGCCACCAGTCGACCTCGACGGTGGCCGACTTGAGATCAGTCTCCGGGTCGATGCCGCTCGAACGATCGGCGACGCTGACGCCAACGACGGCCAGTGCGGTGGCGATTTCGTCGGCCACGGCGTCGGCCGCGGTGCGCGTGGGCGCCCAGGCGCTGACCTGAAAACGGACTTCTTCGGCGATCGGCTGGCCGTCATGAATGGTGCTGACCGGCGTGGTGCCGGCCCGCTGGTAGACGACCGCCGGCAGGGGATTGCCCTCGGGAATGGCGTCCGGAGTGATCCGGGTATCGACCAGGGTGGCCAGCGCGGTGCTGGCTGACAGGGCGGCATGGAGTTCGGTTTCGGCGGACATCATTCACTCCCCGTGTTGAGCCGGTTGATCTCGGCGGTTGCCGAGACGATGAAGGCTTCGGCGACCTGTGGCAGCTTGCGGCTGGCGGGGCGCAGAAACGGGCGCGCGGTCAGCTTGCGTGTGCCGAACTCCAGAAACCGCCAGTAGTAGGGGTCGTTCGGATTGTTGGCACCGGCTGCGCCGAGCCGTTTCTGTCGGGCGCCGCGCAAGGGGCGGACACTGACAAACACACCCACGTCGCCGGCCCGCCGCGCGAACTTCGAAGTGCGGATGCTGATCGCCCGTTTGACGGTGCCCGGTCGGCGGTTGAGTTTCGGCTTCTGCCGTACCGGCGCTGCCAGGCGGGCATCGTCGCGTACCAGCCGCGCCGACACGCGCAGCGCCTTTAACAGTCCCTTGCGTCTGAGCTTGTCGGGCACGCGCGCGAGGATGCGCTTGAGTTCCTCGACGCCCTGCAATTGGACGGTGATGTCACTGCTCATGGTCAGAGTCCGTTCCGGATGCCGTTGATGGCGAGGATTTCCAGCGTGTGGCGGCCGGCACCGACGTCCGTCAGCATCACGATGTCGTAGGGCTCGTCGTGCCACAGGACACGCTGCTCGCGCACCACATCCGCCCGCCACCTGATCCGAAAACGCACGTCGGCGGCGTAGCGGGTTTGCTGGGCCGCGAAGAACTCGCGTCCCTTGAGCGGCCAGGCCTCGGCCCAGAGCGCGTGGTCGGCGGTGTCGGTAACCACGTCGGTCCAGCTGACGACTTCCTCACCGATGGCATTGCGGGTGACATTCTTCGCCTGCAGCCGGATGCGCTGCTTGGCCTGGCCGGGATTGAAGGTCGCGGTCATACCAGCACCACCCGGTACGGGTCGAGCAGGCCGTCGATGAACGACAAGGATTCGATCTTGCCGCTCGTCAGCAGGGCGACTTCCTCGCGGTGCGCATAGAGACTGCCCACGCGCAGCTTGATCCAGCTCTTGATCCCCGCGGGGACGCTGGCGGCATCGCCGTAGCCCGCACCGAAGACAAGCTGTACAGCACCGATCTGCGGCAGGGAAACGGGCCAGGCACTGCCGAACACCGGCGTCACGCGCGCCGGCTCGCAAGCCGTATCGGCGGTGTAGTCGGCTCGCGGCATGGTTTGTGTGGTGCCGGACATGTCGAGATACCTTATGGCGAGCACCGACTGGACGGGGCATTTCGGCAGCAGGATCGCGTGCCCCGGCAGCGAGAACGGCAGTCCCGCGGGAACGCCCGTCAGGCTCGGACCGGGGAAACTGTCGAGCACCAGTTTCCAGCGCGCGGTGACGAGTTGACGACCGGTGAGTGTCTCTGCCGCCTGGCGGGCCGCAGAGATCAGCGAACCAATCAGCGCATCGTCGTCGGCAGACTCCACCCGCAGGTGCAGCTTCGCCTCGGCGAGCGACACCGGTTCCTCTGCGGCTGGGGTGATGAGTTGCAGCGGCATGGGATCAGATCGCCTGGATCACCGCCGCCTGGTTGAAGACCTCTGCCGTGGCGTAGCGCGGATGCACACCGATGAGCTTGCCGGCGACGATGCTGGCGGCGACCTCGACGGTCAGCGACAGACGCAGGAAGGCGAAGCCGTTGTTGCTGTCGAGGTTCTCGGGCCTCAGGTTGATCAGCACCTGCTTGTTGTCGCCGCTGCCCTTGACGATCTGCCGGATCGCCTTGCCGCCGACGTCCTTGGCGCCGGTACCGGTGGCGTCGCGCGCCTGCTGGATCTTGGCGTCCAGGGTCGCCGCAGCGCCGAGAACGCCAGTCTCGACCAGCGCCAGAAACGCATGGAAGTTGGCGGCCGAGACCCAGGCGGTGGTGACGGTACCGGCCGCCTGGCTGGCCGGGTCGATGGTGGCGAGAATCGACAGCGTTTCGCTGCCTTTGAGGTTGGGGTACATGGATGTCTCCTGTGGAAAAATGGCTCCTGCCCGCGCCTATCGCGCGGCGAGCTGGATGTAGGGTGAGAGGGCGTTGGCTCCCTTGGCCGGGGCGATCGGGTTCTGGATCTTGGATTGGCCGTCCATGCGGAAGGTGGTGCGAAAGGCGGTCAGGTCGGCGTCGAAGTAGAGATGCATCGAGGTCGCAGTCTGCATGCCGCCAGCCTTGGTGATGGTCTGGTAGTACGAGAGATCGACCAGCAGCACGTCGCCCTGCGACGAGAAGGTGTTGGCGTGCTGTGAGACGAACACCGGGCGACCGAGCAGCGTGCCGTAGGGCGAGAGCTGGATGCCGCCGACCGACTGGCCGACCGGCAGGTAGATCGGGTAGTTGCCAAGCGTCAGGGTGAACAGTGCCGGCAGGACGTCGTTGTTCACGATCCACACAGCGTTGGTGAACGACCCCGGCGGCAGGCGGGCGATCATCTTGGCGAGGTTCTGCGTCAGCAGGGTTTGCGTGGCCTGACCGGATTCCTTGGCCACCGTGACGATGGCGCCGCCGTTCATGCAGCCGAGCGGGATGCCGTTGCCGGCGCCGAAGAGGATCGACTCGTTGGCTTTCCAGCGAATCGACACCGCGACCTTCTCCGGCAGGTAGCTGGTCAGCGCGTTGGCGTCGTCGAGCAACTCGTCGGTGGTCGGGACCAGCGCCATCAGTTTCTTCAGGCGCAGGGTCGCCAGCCCCAGCAC